TACTTGGTCGGATCATACTGCGTTGCAGTAACCTCAAATTGGTGGAGCTTGGATTCCTTGATCCGCATCACGCGCCATGTTGAATTCTTGGTTACGCCACCTTCGATCGCCCACATTGCACCCATTCGTTGGTATTCCGCCAGGGCAGACGAAAGGATCAGGGTTGTTTGCGAGCCATAGGCAAAGTTGATAGCGCCGGTCATAAGCGTACCGTCAGCCTTGACTATCGTAATCGTATCATTGCCTTCCAGTGTTACGGGCGCATCTAGCGTAATGGTATTGCCCACACCATTATTTACGTAGGCAGGCACCGTGCCGCACCAGAGATGGCTTACCAGAAAGCTAGCTACAGCACCGGCTGGCGCGGAGCTAACAATGCCCAGTGTCATCGTTGTAGCATAGGCCGGAACAACCGTAGACCCGCTCACGCATACCCAGCCGCCAGCAGGCCCGAGACCGCATACATTAGCCGTGCCGACTGATGCCCCTGCCGAATTCAAGAATGTCACATTGAAGTAGCCTCCGTAGGCAAAGCCAAGTGTCTGCATCCAGCATGACATATAGATAGTCTGGCCGGGTGTAACCGAGGAATTGCTACCGGTTGCAAAATTGCAAAAAGTTAGCGGACAGCCAACCTGCAATGCGTAACGCCACGGCACACCCGTTGTTGGAACAACTGAAATATTCTCCAAAGAGTCAGTCGTAAGATCAGTTGGATCACGCCAGCCAACCTCAACACCGTCACGGCCAGTCAAACGCTCGCCAGTGCGCAAAGTCACGGCCACGCCTTGCTGCGCACGACCAATCCAGTTTCCAACACTTAGCGTGGGAAAATAAGGAGTGCTAATAAGGTTCTGCCCAATAGGGCCGATGCTATCTGCATTGCTCTCTGCAATACGCCCGCCATAGCGCGAACCTGCAATAGCTGGATCGGCAATCTTAATGATATCGCCAGGGCGACACCGCAGTTGATCCATGCCGCAGCTATACGTGACTGTCTCAGTCTCATCCCACTCAGTCTGCACAAGCCACTTGCCTAGACGATATGCTTGGCTGACGCTCGTGCAACCAATTGCCGTGATCGCTACATCCCGATAGCCATAGATCTGCATGGCCTCAAGATTTTCTGCTACCACATAATCAGGCTGGTAGAAGTCATTTGGATTGGTATAGCCGACGGTGCAGGATGTATGGCGATCTGCGAGGCGCGATGAAGCATAGTTAAATGTTCCGTCAAGCACATTGGCTGGTGAAAGGATCTGCACGGCATCCTTCGGGCAATCCTGCACTGCCGAAATACTTCCACTCCCCCAGTATGTAATACCACGAAAAGAGGCAGCAAGCGCCTGAAGGACTTGATAGGCTTCTTTCTGCGTGTTGATAATCCCGTTGAAGGTAAACCGTGGCTCAAATAAGCCAGTGCCATCTGGTACGCCGTGGATACCAGTTGTAGAGAAGTCATTCGTGGTGCCAGCAGGCCGCGCGTTCCAGCCATCGGAGTATTGCGCGATCTGGTAGAGCGCCCACTTATCGATTTGCGTGGCTTCGATATCATTGCCAAGTCCGCGTAAAGGGCTGACAAGCAAATCGTAATAGATCCAAGCTGGGTTATTGGTCCAGTTGGTTACAAATGTGCCGTCCCAGACACCAGAGTAAATACGTGCGAATGGGTCGTAATTACTCGGGATCAAGATCTTTAGGCCGCGCAGTAAATACTGGCGCTTCGGGATCTGGCCGTTAAAATACTCAGAGTCCATCGTGATCCCAGCATAAGCCATATTTGGATAGGTGAAATTTTCGTCAAGGATTTGGAAGAGGCTCTTCACGCCAAGCTGATTTTGAGTAGATGAGTCCAACGCATCAAGCGTGCTACGACTAACGCGAATTTGCCATGGACCCGGCTTAGGTAGATCGACGCGATAAGACCTCTCATACGCGGATACGCACTTTCCTGAGATCCAGTCTTGTAGAACTCTAACCCATTGACCAGCAAGCGGGCCAGTAGTTTGTAAAACGTCAATGATCACGTCTACAGAGCTACCGTGAAGATCGCCAGTCTTTACATCTGCCTGTGTTAATGTTGGCACGCTTACAATCATACGGATTGCGTCTGTCTCGACTTCAGTAATAGCACCAGTCCACGGCATAGGCGGGTGGCCGTCACCACCGGGTGATGATCCACCAAGAACGACTCCACCAGGGATATTAAGTGGCGTCTCTGTTCCTGCCGATCCCATCGCCGTCTGCGTTGGGATACCAGTTCGATACGCAAAATTGAAACCTTGGTAATTAAACGTTCTATCAGACTTATTCTGGATCGGAACCCCATTTAGATACACGTAGTAAAGTGGGGCACCCGGTTCATCAAATCCATAAATCTCGCCCATACTCCATAAGTCCTTGGCATAGCCAATTGACTTAGACCGCAGAGTATTTGCGTCTTCAACTGCTCCAGCGGAGCCACCACTTTTGCCGCCACCAGAACCAGAAAGGATAATATTATCGGTCATAGAATTTATCCTGTGAACGGGGCAAGGTTATTTACGTCGGTAGGGTCGCCAACATTACCAACTACATAATCGAAACTCTGAAGACCTTCTTCGATCACAACCGATCCAATTAAAAGTGGCCCACCGTAGAAGAGTGGGACAGGACCACCTTGCTGCGCAGTATTATCGGTGCCATTGAACATAAAGCTATTCTGGGTATTTGCTGCATTAGCCGTGGTACCCTTGGGCTGCGGAGAAAGCATCATAGCCAGACCGCCAAGTGCAGTCATCACACCCAGCGCCATAAGCGTTGTGGAGTAAGTGATACCCAGTGTCGTGGCAGTTGCTAAGCCCATTGAACCCGCAAGCGAAGAGGCAGCTATAAGCGACGTGCCGCCGGTTGGAATAGCCACTGCAATTGCTACAGCAATTAGAAGTATTCCGATGATAATTTTTCCACTACCACCTTTGCCACCACGCCCGGTAATAGCTGGCACAATATGGAAATCAAGCTCCCCCGGCAAAAAGGGATTCTGAACTTCAATTGCCTCAGATAGCTTGCGCCCTTTCTTCGTAGTCGGGCCAACGATGCAGCGGAATTGTCCATCTCTGATCCCGGTTGCAAATTCTGGAATTTGACAAGCGAGCGCATGAATAGCCTCACCTGGGGTAGCTACCATTAGCCGGTAGCTCTTACCGAACTTCTTGCCAAGCGCACCATGCAGATGGATCGTGTGAAAGCCACTCATCGTAAACCCCTACTGCACAATGTCTGGTAGCAAATCTTCCGGCCCTTCATATCGCACCCAACGCTCAGCATTGTAGGCGTATAGGTTTACTAGGGCACGATGAGATGTATAGCCGTCAACATGGTGCAAGATCAAGTTATTGCCGATATAAATACCTGCATGATTGACCCTTTGAGTTAGGCCAAGTCGATAGAGAAAGCAGTCACCAACGCGCAGGCCAGGGAGCCTTTTTCGGTCTGCGATTTCTAAATCAATAAAGCCTGCCTCAGTGAACGATCCAGAGTAAAAGTCATCCTTGCCGTTGTTCCACCAGTCGTCATCACGGGGGTGGTCCATCAGCGTAACAGGTCCGTATGGCCATCCATAAATTCGCTGGCCCTCTTCCCCAGTTGCTAACCTATCCTTGCCCATCCTGAACGTATCCCGCACCAGGGAATAACAATCATGGATGCCATGCATAAACGGGCGTTCGAATAAAGGGGAGATTTCAAGCTGGTCGCCAAACCATATTGGTTCGCCCACACTCTCACCATTCGTCAAAAGGATTGCCCACGGTACTGCTGTTGCAGCTTGCGCCGTCATATCGGCTTTACTCGGCTTGGCCATACGGTTGACGTGACTGTGTAAGACAGCCTTGATCGGCGCATATTTGACCCAGCTATCTTCATGCGCCTCAAACGAAGTGGATGGATCTACCGAGATATTATCAAGTGGCACATAGCCGGTATCGTTGATTACGCCCACGGCCTCGTTTGGGAATGCTGCCAGAAAGTGTGCTGCCGCCGCCGCTAGATCTATGTCCCTAATCCAGAGCGGGCAGCGATATCCACGGGTAGTGGCCATGTAGGTTACTCACTGGTTACGGGTGACGCCACGAAATCCACCAAAAGGATACGGCCCGACACTATTGTATCGAGGTTTGCAACAGGTATCAAATCTCTTACTTGGCACGTCCTGCGTTTTGCTAAGCACAAAGTTGCCATTCACATCGTAGTAGTTCTCTAACACGTAAGGGCAAGAGGCTTTCGAATAATCCCAGGTGCCAGTATCCGCATTGTATCCCCTATAGCGCCACTGGCATGTATCCCGAAGAACGCGCATGGCCGGAAGCATACGCCCCTCTTGATCGATCACGCTAGCAAGACGCAACTCCGCAAATACTTTGTTATGTGCGTTCTTTTGTTCTACACGAAAGCTCTCTACTTGGTATTGGCTTGCAGCTATTGCAGCATCACTATGCCCATCAAGGAACCGCGAGTAGGTACGGATACGGGTGACGGTCGCGCCGATAAGGTTGCCATACTGCAAAAGCAAGCCAGACGCGAAGCTGCCTACGTTACCAAGCCGTAGAATAGGCTGTGGTGATGCACCGGTACCCGCCCACTCAAATCCACCTCCATCTACGTCTACACCTTCGTATGACTGGCCGAGAAACGATACAAGCTGGCTAGATGTCGGATCAGTGCCATGCTTGCAAAAGCACAGGATCTCATTCGTGCCAATCGGGTTGAGATCGATTTGGTAGAGAATGACAACCGCTTCGCCGCCCGCAGCTTGCGCCGACTCCGTATAGCTAGTCATTGCATGGCTTCCTCAAATTTAGCCGTCAGTGTCATAGCGAGTGGATCATTCGGAACTAGCTTAAATACCTTGCACGTCCAGATCCGATAGGTGGTCTCAAACGCGGGCATCCATAGGAAGGAAGTTGCCCCCGCAGCCGCCCGTAGAAAATTGTAGGCAGTCTGCCCCTCCGTAGGTGTCAAGTTACTCCATGACAGATCCCAGGTATCCTTGATAGAATTTAAGCCATCTTTAACCTTTTGGCCGTAGCCGTCGCCAAAGTCAGACTCTAGCACGCGCACAGTTGGTGTTACGCCCGTATCGAAGTCAGGCCCATAGGGCATCGGAAATACGTCCATTTTAGTAGTTCCTGCTTGGGTTATTCGATCCACCAGGGCGGCTA